GTTCTTTGAAGTGAACAATGAAGTACCTACCCTGCTTATGCAGAATATGACATGATTGATATAGCGTCTTATCTTTACGCGATGCAACCCCGATGCGAGAAAGAGTTTCTCTCACTTTCAAGAAGTCATCAGGATTTTTTAAGTTGACTTCCAAAGGTGCATATCCTGGATAATCAATATCAAAAAAATCTTCGCTCATTTTTTACCACCTTTATACAATTTCTCTTTTATATATTGTTTTTGTTCTTCAGAGAGAATTGTAAGAGCTTGGCGAGCCTTTTCATTGCTATAACCATAATACTCTTTGATCATCTCTACTTCAACGTCGTCTTCAATTTTCAACCACTTATTGTAACGCTTTCGCGCTCTGATTGTATTTATAAGAAATGCGTTCTGTAGAGTGTTATCGAGGTGTGGTCGGCAATTCATCTCGTTGGCAGGGTGGACTGTATCCATACCGAGACTCAGACCACGATTAATAACCCATGGATTGTATTGTTTTTCTGACCATTCGTCAACGATAAGATTCTTCTTTGTATGATGAATATCATTTATAAAATCAAATGGAGATATACCTTTCTGCTTTTCAATATATTCTTCGGCTGTATGGATCTTTTTGGCAGGTCCAAGACCGTCTAAGATTGCCTTGCTCACTTGAATTCAACTGCAGCCATAATCTCGACGAGGCATGCGACAAGATTAATTTCTTGATTCGCCGCGAATGCAGATTTGTATTGATAGTCTGCAAGCAAAACAATAAGAGCAGCAGGTTGCTTAACATCTTCAAGTAAAAGATCGTAGATCTTACGGAAGATTAGATTGGCATCATTGTCAAGGTTCTCAACAACCCATGCACGCATCTTCACAAAGTCTTTGGTCTTGAGAGATATGAACAGTTCCTTCATGTTCACCTCTTGCACAGATGCAAGAATACCTTCGTCGATTGAACCACTCGTGCTATAGCGTTGCAGTTCGTTCAGGACGCGACGATAATCGGGGAAGTGTTTCTTGAGAACCTCAGCAACAACTTTCTCATCGAACGCTACACCCTCGCCTATGAGGATATCAGACAAACGTTTCATGAAACGACTCGCCATCTTCGGGCGGTCTGCCTTGGTCAATTTGAATTCAATGACCGCAGTTCGGCTATGAAGCGCAGGGATAACCCGATTCTTATAGTTACAGGTGAAGATGAATCGGCAATTGGCAGAATATTCTTCGATGAATGCACGCAAAGCTGCTTGGACATTTGTTGTCAAGTAGTCAGCTTCATCAAGGATCACAACCTTGGTTTTACCTGCAAAAGAAACAGAAGATGCGAAGTCCTTAATCTTAGTTCGAAGAACGTCAATACCGTTTTCTTCTGAACCATTGATAATAAGGTAATCACATCCAAGTTCTTCGCAGATCGCACGAGCGATGGTAGTCTTACCAACACCCGCAGTTCCGCAGAGAAGCATGTTAGAAATTTCGCCAGATTCAACAAACTGACGAAACGTATTTAATTGTGCATCTGGAAGGATACAATCATCTAGCTTACGCGGACGATACTTCTCCACCCATAGAAACTGTTCTCGGCTCATAATATTCTCCATAATAAAAAATGTCCGTCACGATGTTACCATCCACGGACTCTGGTTGATCTGACCAGCATTCATTATACTAGTTATTGCGCAACCAGTCAAGGATATTCTCAGGCGAAGTTTCACCATAAGGATCAGTCTCGCAATCATTTTCTTTTCCAGGTTCAATAAACCATTTTTCAATCTTACCATTGTTAACAACAACAGCATATCGCCAAGAACGAATACCAAAACCAAGATTGTCCTTATAGACTGCCATATCCATGCGTTGCGTAAACTCAGCAGAGCCGTCAGGGATTACCTTAACCTTCTTGATCTTCTGAGCCTTAGCCCATGCGCTCATCACAAAGGAATCGTTCACCGAGACACAGTAGATATCCTTGATACCCAGAGCCTTAAACTCGGCGAAATTGTTTTCAAATCCAGGAAGCTGCATTGTCGAACACGTAGGAGTGAATGCACCTGGAAGCGAGAACACCACTACACGCTTACCTGCGAACAGATCAAAGGTGTTCACATCTTCCCAGCGATAGGGATTATCACCATCGATTGAGTCATCGCGAATACGAGTTTTAAAGACAGCACTCGGTACAACTGTCGGTAAATACTCAAGCATTTTCAATTACCACGCTTTCGCCAAATCCCAGCAGGAAAAGAAACTTGTTGAATTCAACAACAAGTCGTTCTGGGGATTCTTCAGAGTCAATCTCAAACTCCATGTTTACCTTACGAGACAATGTATCATCATCACCATACGGAGTGCGCCCATCAAAAGAGATCTCTAACTTTTTCATTTTTAAACTCCTAAATAAATTTATGTGGAAATATAAAATAACATATACATTTACCAGAAAAAACACTACTGTTTTGTGGGAAGATCCCAATTCAGAATATGACTTTATTTACCAACTTGGTGAGTCATTTAGTAGAAATATTCTAGTAGATGAAAAATTATCTGATGACAATTTATGCCGAGAAATTATCTGGTTGTCACCTGACGAAGAAACGTGGGGTTGCTTTGAAAAAGAATTTCGCATCACGGATTCAAATTGGAATCTACAGAATGAAATAACAACCCACGTTTCCTATCAATTTACATAGTTGAGCTAGGTTCCATCGCGAGGAAGTAAACTAGATCACGCGAGGTGCTCTTCAGGCGCATTGCCTTCTTACGACCAAGTGAAACCTCATAGGTGTCAGGGATAACCTTTAGATTCTCAACCTTGAGACGAGCATCAAAGTCAACATCAGCCGTGCCGATTACTTTCTTATACGAGTTAGACGCAGCGTTGGCAGGATCACCAACCTTCAGCGTAACCTGACCACCCGAAGAAACGAGGCTGATAGTTGGTGCTGAAACGATCGAGGCTGCACGTTGGATCATACTGATTTGTTCAGCAGTCAGAGTGAACGTATAAACAGGATCAATCTCTAGTTCCTTATCAGGAGCAGAAGTAACAACACCTGGATCCGAGTAGTAATACTCAAACTCAGAACCATCCTTCGAAATGCGGAGGCTGGCTTCGTTAAACTCAACGTCCTGCTCTTCCATCAGAGTCAGCAGACCAAGGAGGCTGTTGAGGTCATAGATGGCCACGTCTTTGGGGAAACTTTCCGAGATAGTTGTGCGAGCAAGAATATTTTTACCTGCACTTACGGTCGCAAGAATGTTACCTTCGCGGATAAAGATATTGCCATTGATACTAGCAAAATTCTTCAATACGGTAAGAGTGTCGTGGGAAATCTTCATAATATATTAGTCCTTCTTCTTTTTGGATTTATTGGTTATACCACTAGTAATATTGACTATACCTGGAATACCATTAGAAGTCAATAGAGATCCCATATTATCATAGTTCCATTCGCCTGTTCCCAGACTCGTCTTGAGAGTAAAGGTGTCATTATTAATGATTAGATCGGTTATCGAATCTTCTTCATATTCTTTATCATGCACATGCAGCGCAATTATTGCATAGTGAATAACTTTCAACAAATCTTTACGCCAGTCATCGGGTGTTCCTTTATTACCGTAACGCTGGGCATACTTCATGATGTTGCCAATGGTAAACCCCTCACCATGACCACCGTCGATAATAAATTCAGTTGCCTGAAACTTATTCTGAGAGTAGTGTTCATTGTATGTGGAGTTTATATAGTCGGTGATCTCCCGTAGGAAATCACCCTCATTATACTTATACTTAATTGTCATAACTTCTCCTTAAAATGGAACTTCTTCAGTCATACTGTTGTAATTTGCGTCTTCGTTCACACCATCATCGGGCATTGCATCAACGTCGACTTTCTTATAAAGATCTAGGAAAGCAGACTTGGTGTCAGCATCGAAGCGATTGACGCAGAGTTCGATTGCCTTAGCACGTGAGCCAAACATGGCATAAGCATTGACGATGTGCTCAAGACGACGAGTCGAGATCAGTTCTTCGACACCACCGTCATAGAAAGTCTTGCGGATAATATCCGCCCACGTGACCAACTTGTCGGCAAATTCTTCATCGATCTTATTCGCCTTCTCCATCTTGTTCAGGATAATTTCTTTTTCAATCTTTAGCGAAGGATATTCCTGCTCAACGGTGATGGCAAACCGCTCAAGGAAAGCATCGTCGAGAATCTGGGCAGACATAAACTTACCGTCGTCTGAACCCTTACCCTTTGTGTTCGCTGTAGCGATGACGTTAAACCCAGACTTGGGGTAAACTGTCTCACCAGTTTT